CGCCAGCGTCAATTTGGAGCGAGGTCAGGCAGGGGAGGTACTCTGCGGTGGTGGCGGTGTTGGCAGATGTCTCGTTCTCCACCCAGCCCGCTGCGGAACCCTGCCAGATGGGAGGGGACGAGGGAGCGTCAGATGTGATACCCGTGAGTTGGGCTGCATCGGTGGTGGAGTTCAGAACGCCGCGCATCGTGAAGGTGGCGGTGGCGGGTCGGTTGACCTCGAAGTTGAAGGCCACATTGCCACGAGCGCCAACGCCCTGGATGGCTTGACCGTCCTCGTTGAAGTTCAGGGAGACGCTGGGCCATTGAGAGAACGACTCAGAAGACGAAGCGTTGACATCAATCCCGCCACCCAGACCGTTCGCATCGAAGACGACAGTGCAAGTCTCACCGCCCGCGGTGAACGCACCCCCGCGCACCGGGGAGATTTGGATGATCTGAGACGCGCCGACGATGCTATCCTCCAGCAGCACGGCGCGAGCGCCGCTAGTTTGGCCCTCGATGAGCGACCCGGCAGCGATCACCTGAGACGTGACATCGACCCGGAGGTTCTTGGTAACATTGCTGACAGGGTACCAGGCGAACCCCTCGTTGGCAGATGCACCAGACCCCGGTGCCGTTGCGCCTGATGAGGAGCCGGTGATAACAGCCGTTCCAGCAAAGGTTCCCGTAACGTCTCTCAGGAGTACCTCAGTAGCGCCTTCATGGGTGTCCATGACCACGATCCCCGTGGCTGCGGATACTGCCTGTGTCACTAGCTCGCCGTGCTGGAAAGGGCCGTTGGTAACGGTGCCGACTGCGAGAGCCTCAACTGAAGACTGTGCGAACCCGCAAGCCTGCAACATCGTTCCCCAGAGCGGGGGACCGTCAGCGTATGCGCCGCCGTTGGCTCCGGCGATCTCTGTGGTGACGGTGAACGTGGCAGCCTGTTGGCCGACAGTTCCCTTCACGGGAGTCAGGGAGTCACGCAGAACATTCCGCTCGATGTTCTCGACATCAATGGCGGCGGTCGCGTCGATGAGGACGAGGCCAGACTGGGCGGCAGTGGGGAATGTGCCAACGGCTCCAGGTAAGGATCCACCTGTAGTCTCTTTGGCTACGGAAACTTGACGGCGTTTTGAAAGTAAGGGCATGATTGTTTTCTACTGGTTCGGGTTGTCGAAGTCGTGTCGGTAGGCCACGCGGAGGTGAACCTGCCCGACTGCAATGTTGTTGTCTACCAGCTCGGGCAAGTCCTCACCGACCAGGTCGATGTAGGTGGCCTTGCCACTGAGCTGCATATCGGCGTTGACCGCCTTGCGGATATCGGCAAGGAGGAACTCTACGGATGACCGCCACGCGGCAGATCCAGGGGTCACGCGCACGGCGGCATACACCGTGACCTCCATGACCGACTCGATGCGCTGGCAGCTCAGGTACTGGCTGACCGTGTCCTTGTCAGGGACCAAGACCACCGCGGGGAGGGATCGACCGAGCTGGATCTCCTGCCCACCGAAGACCTCGGAGCGGCGAACGATGTGCTTGTACCCGCCGCCGACCGTTGTGATCGCCTTGAGGTTGTCGCGCAGTTGGTTCAGTACCTGCTGCTTGACGGGGGTGCCCGCGGGGTAGACTGGCACTAGAGCATCCCCTCCAGCTCGACGTTGAGCGTGTAGAGCCCTGGACCTGTCGAGGTCGATGTCATGTTGCGGAAGCGGACGCGCTCAGGCTTCCGGGTTCCGGGCGGCTTGAAGATCATGGCACGGGATCCACCGACCGACCGCGCCCAGAGGTGCAGCATCTCGGCGTACTCGCCCTGGCTCGCGTTGGGCAGCGTATAGGTGTATCCGTTGACGGTGCGCGAGTAGATCGCCCGACCGCCGGAGAACCCGCCCTCGGATGTGGTGCCAGCGTAGGAAGCAAGCGACTCGACCACAGCCATGCCAGTCGGTAGGCAGCGCGGGGCGAACTGGATGGGAGCCTCGTAGTTAGCCACTAGGCTGCGCCTCCCTGGATCGCTTCGACCGCATCGGCCACGGCCTCGCGCAGCAGACGGCGGCGCATCTTGTCGATCTTGGTCGAGTTGAGCCAGGTGTCCCTGAACTTGAGGCGGGGCTTGATCGTCACCTTCTTGACCAAGGCCCAGAGGGCGGGGTCGTTGTCAGTTTGGTACAGGCCCGTGCGGAGGAAGATGGCGCGGCCCTTGCGGTAGGTGCGCCCGGTCTCCATCAGATCCCTGGCCGATGGGTAGCGCACTTTGCCAGCACCAGTTAGGTTGTCAGGCAGCGGGACCGTCAGGAACCCCCTGGCCTTCTTGGGCTTGATTGTCGCGCCCTCCTCGTGCGTCCAGACATAGGGCGCGGTGTCGCTGTCGCCGATGGTCACGCGCATCCGTAGCGTGTCGCCGAACCCAGTGGCCTTGTGGGCTGCGACTGAGTTCGCCAGGTCGCCGGATCTGGCAGACAGGCGGTTGGTCTTGTTGATCTGGGACCAGGGGCGGTTGATCCGCTTCTTCGTGGCAAGCATGAACTCGTCCCCGATATTATCGAACCCGCCCTTGATGTAACGGTTGAACAGCTTAGGAGCCTGGGCGAACGCTGACCGTGCAGCCTTGCTTCTCATATCGAGTTTGAACTGCATCCTCAACGCCTCGCGTACTGGTCAAGGATCATGCGGACTTCCTTCTGCAAGGTGTACTCCGTCTCGAAGGACGTGGACCCGGCCCCCGTGGTGATGTTGCCGCCCATGCTGTCACGCCGCTGCAAGAAGTACTTGACCTGCATCGTGGCCGCGAGGCTGATCTCTGGGTAGCCGGAAACCACGGCAGCAGCGTTGGCACCGAGGCCGCTGGTGTAGACCACCTGGAAGTAGTTGTTCTTGTAGATCGGTGCGAAGTCCAGACGGATCCAGCCGCTCCGCTTGTGGACCGTGTAGGCGGTAGTCGCCTCGGCCAGCACGCCAGTGAAGTCGGACTCGGAGTGATACTTGAGCGAGGCGAATGTCGTGACAGGCTGGCCGTCCAGGGTGACCACGCGCTCGAAGCGGCGGCCCTCGTATGTCTCCGTCCGTGAGGCGCTCAGGGTGTGGAACCCCAGGTACTGCGTGATGCGATCAGACACCGCCGTGATGACGGTGCCGATGTAAGCGTCCTGCGATGTGTCGGTCATCGAGGTGTCAATGCTCTCGTTGACCTTCGCCACGGTGGTGAGGTCTACGGACGCAAGCTTGGCTGCTTCAATCGCGGGCATGGCTAGTCTTCGTCGCCCTCATCGACGGGGAACTCTTCGACCGCGGGCTCCTCGACCGCAGGCGCAGGATGCTCCACGGCAGCGGGGCGACCGACCAGGTCAGCAGGCGCAAGGATCCACGCCGACTTGTTCGACAGGTACTCGGGCGACTCGGGCGTGGTCAGGTAGCCGTAGCAGTAGGTGACCCCGTCATGCTGAAGGTTGAAGCCACGCCGCACGGTCACGAGACGCTCGTCCTTCGTGGAAGATGATTCCATTCTGTTTTGGTATTTGCTCATAGCTTCACGATGTTGGTTTGCGTGGACACGCTGTTCACCTTGTTGCCTGCTTTGATCCAGACACCCGTGATCGAATAGGCAACGGAGGCCGTGGTGAAGTACGCCCGCACCCAGCGCCGGACATTGTTCCTGTCAATTGCCCACAGGTCTTCACCGAAGTCCTTGCTAGGGTTCGTCACGGAATGCGTCACTGCCGACCCGGAAACCGCAGCCCAGGTGGAGTTGTCATCGGAGTCCTGAATTGTCACGGTGAAGTCCTTGGTTGGTTGGCCCGCCGTTGCCTGGGCAACGAAAGTGACCGCCAGGAGAAGCACCGTATGGTCCCCAGCCTTGACGGACCCACCAATGACGGGAGCCCCAGCAGATACGCCCTGCGTGGCCTCCTTGCAGAACTCAATCTGGTAGTCGCCAATCTCATCGTGCCTAACCATTGTTCGATTCTCCTGCGGCGGGTGCCGACTTGGTGGGGGCCTTCTTGGCCGGACGCTTCTTGCGGGTGATAGGGGGAAGAGCATCGAGGTCAACGCCGCTGGCCTCGACATCCTGCTCAACTTTGGTCTGCGGCTTCTCGCCACTCGCCGCTCGATCCGCTTCCTTGATGCGGTTGGCGAGGATGCGGGGCTGCACGGCCACCTGGCTGCCAGAGGGGAAGCTCTCGACTTTGACGAGCTTCTGCATCTGGCCCTCAGCGAACGCCATCATGGACGGGTCGCTCAGGTCCACGAACCATCCGGGCTTGCCCCAGACCTTCGAGTTGGGATCTTGGACCCCAGGGATGTGGAGGCAGTAGCCTGCCTTGATCTGATAGAAGTGAGTGGTTCGCATTGTTCGGTCTGTCTTTTGGTTTGGTAAGGGTAGCCCGGTGGGCGACGATCAACGCCGCCGCCCACTAGACAATCAGTTCAGGCTCAGACGCTTGCGGTCGGGGCCGTGGCGTAGTTTACCGTATTGGGTCCATTGGTCAGGACGCAGGAGGCAGACATGTCAATAGCCCCTGTCGCTACCGTACCGGCCTTGACCTGCAAGTACCTATTTGTCTTGTCAAGGTCAACGGCAACGACCATCGTGGAGTCATCGCTGGTAATGATCACGGAGGCCGTGGCCCCGGTCACATCAGCGAAGACGCCTCCGCTCGTAGCGCAGTCCTCGACCTGGAAGGTGTAGGTTCCAGCGCAGTCGCCGATATTCAGAACGAATACGGCATGGCGATAGCTCCTCGTGTCAATCTCGGGACCAGCGCCAACCGCTCCAATTGCGTATGCCTCGGGGTCGAGGGCACCAGTAAATTTGCTACTTGAAAATCCATCCATAATAATATTCTCCTGAGATCAGATGCCGGAAAGGTCGAGGTCGGTAATAGCGGTGAAGGCACTCGGCTGAGTAACAATCACGTCCATGTCGCAGTAGGCAACGATGTGTGTCTGACGCTTGCTCATTGCATCGTCAGCGGTGTTGGACGCTTCGACCGACAGGTTGCCCCATTGGACCAGCATCGCCTTCTCCCAGTTACCGAAGAGGACTTCGCCAGTCAGGCCATCAGACCCAGCGTCGAGCTGAGTCGAGGTGCGGTAGTTGTGACCGAGAATCTGAGTCTCTGCTCCAGCAGAGAACACGCGGGGTGCCATGTTGACATCGACCCCGGCGTTGTCCGTAGCGATCTGACGCAGGGCTCGCTTGGCTCGGGGGTGCATTGCCCAACCAAGAGCGCCTGCGCCCTCAAGGGCGTTGGAATCGGCCAGGGCCTCCTCCATATGCAGGAGGTCGGTATAGGCGGTGGTGAGGGCCTTCAAGGTGTCCACCCATGTGGCGGCACCACCGGCACCGTTGACAGCAAGACCCGTAGTGTTCAGGATGCCAGTCGGCTCTCCTGCGGCACCCGTGCCCTTCAGGATCCATTTGTTCATGGTCAAGGCAATCTCCTCGGCCATGCGGTTACGGATGAAGCTCTCGGCTCCAGCACCCATGCTCAGGAATCGACGGCTGGCCTTGATGTAAGACTGCGCCGTGTGGGGCGTAGCGATCAAGGAACCGAAGCTCAAGTCCGTGGCGGTGTTCGCTGCGTTCTCAGCAACGGCATCCACTGCGGGGCCAGTCTTCTCGCTCGGGATCTCGACAGGAGAACCAGTCGCCTGCAATTCCTGAACGCCAAGCTCCATCGCGATGACGCGAGGGCGAAGCAAGGGGATGATCTCCTGGTCGAAGACCTGGGTCGGCACGAGGAAGCCACCAGCGGTATCGGGCGTGGTGCCCATGTCGCGGATCTCTTCGGACATGGCCCATTCCATCGGGGCCTCCTTCTCGAAGTTGTGGGCACCTTTGCCCAGCGCACGGAACACGCGGCCAAGGCTATACTCTTCGCCGTCCTGGGAGCTGGATGCGCCGGGGAGGCTGTGGGTAGGCTCAGGGGCAGCGTCGAGACGAGCCTCAAGTTGAGCCATGCGCTCGTTCATGGTGTTCTGAGCTTCGTCAACCGAAGTCAGTCCAGCGCGTACAGCTTCGGTGAGAGTGCCCTTGAGGGCCTCCTCGAACTCGGCACGCTTATCGTCGTTGTTTGTGTCAGTCATTCTTGTGGGTTGATAGGCGCTGGCTTAGTCGCCAAACGCGGCAAGGTAAAGGTCGAAGATGTCAGGCGTGGGGCTCACGCCCTTCCGTTCTTCCTCGGGTGAATCAGAAGCCGACAGGCTCCTGAGTTGCTCGGTGAGCGCAGCGGTGCGCTCGGACAGTTCGTCGATGCGAGCTTGCATGGCTTCCATGCGCTCAGTCATATCGTCGGTAAGTGAGGGCGAGTCCGTCGATTCCTCTAGATCCCCTTCCACTGAAATCGCTACTGGCTCGGAAGTTAGTAGTTTCATCTCATCGGCGGGCTCGTCCTCAAGGTCCACCTCAACGACAACCTGAGTCCTAGTGGACTCGGGCTCTACGCCAAGGAAGTCATAGCGGAAGGCGGCGACCAGGTCGCGGTCGTAGCGGCCATCCTCGATGGACTGGCGCAGGTGCGCGTCCATCCCGGTGTTCGTTGCGGTCCTGATCTTCACGGCATCGGGGTCCATGCCCACGGGCACCGCGGAGAACTCCACGAGCTGCGCCCGCGTGATGATCGAGCTGAACTCGTTGAGCGTTGGCATCGACTTCGTCTCGGCTGCGGTGGGCTTGCGGGCCTCGACCACGTTGAAGCCAACGCTGCCACCAGGCATGAAGCCTGCCTGCACCATGTCGTGCGCGATGTCGTTGAACGGGTTGACACCCTCGGGGGTGAACTCAGCGTCTCCAGTCAGGGCACCCTTGACCGTGCGGCCCTTCTTGATCTTATCCATGCGCCCCAGCGGGAGGCGATCATCGCTGGCGTTGTGGCCGAAGAGGAACGGCTGCTGCCGCTTCTTGAAGTCATCGAGATCCCAGCCGTTGACCTTCACGACATCACGGAAGAACCCGACAGGGTTCTCGGTGGACATGACATAGGTGAAGGTGCGCTCGGCCTTGGCCTTGGGCGTGTCGCCGCTCGCACGGGCGACGAACGAGCCATCGTCCATGCGTAGCTTGCGGAGATCGTCGGGGGTCACCCCGCTGCCGCGCAGTTCGTCAAGGGTCAGGTCGGGGCTGGTCAGCCTCTGGGATAGGTCGGTGAACTTGCTCATGGTCTAGTCCTCTTCGGTTGGTAGGGCACGGCCCGCGGGGACAATGTCACAGCGGCAGTTGATGATCTGGTCGGCTTCGCCCCTCGGGTCGAGTGGGTAGCGGAGCCCGTTCGCGAACGGCGTTCCGATGGGCACCACCACCTGGTCGAGCGCGAGGTGGGAGGGCCGCACAGCCCCATCGTGGCGGGACATCCAGCGCAGCTTCGTCACGCCGCTCGCGCTGTACTGGGCATACTTGGCCGCCGTCCGCGAGGACGCGACCTCGGTGTGTGCGATGGTCGATGCCCTGGCTTCCTTCGTCCCGAAGACCAAGCGCAGATCCTCGGTCAACGCGGGCAGCTCGTCCTTGATCAGCACACGCAGGGCAGCCTTGCCCTCTGCCTTGGCGAGGTTCTCACCGATCACCTGGCGCATCCGTTCGGCGAGGCGTGAGGACACGCCCTCGGTGAGCTTGATCTGCTGCGAGGATAGCGCCTCGAATACGGTCTTGTCGGACATCTTGAGCAGCGCCCCGCCGACCTCGGCGTTGGCCTCGCTCAGGGAGGCGGCCCAGACATCGCGCATTACCTTACGGATAGCCAGGTCGAACTTCCCAGCCCACTCGGCCTCGTTCAGCAGCATGGCATCGAACGCTTCGTCGCTCAGGTTCTCGGGGTCGAACTGATCGTCGAGGATGCCGCGCAGGTTCTCGGCCACTGTGGCACGGCCACCGTTGGCGATCTTGCGGAGCTTCGCCACCTGAGCATCGCCGTACTGGCCGAGCCACTTGTCGGTGCGGGCCTGGAACAGCTTGAGCAGATCCTCGATCTCGGGCGAGTAGGCGCGAGTCTCAACCTCGTCGCCCTGGCGGTCAGCCGCGGGCGCGGGTGCTGGTGCCTCGGGCTCGGGCTTGGTGCTGCCCTCGATCACCGAGGCGAGGATCGCACGGGCTCGGGGGAGGTCCAGCGGGAACGCGGCCACGATGACTTGCTCGGCTGCGGCCTTGGGCATCTCGCCCATCGACACCGCCAGCACCAGCTCCTTGAGCTGGGCCACCTGGGCACCGTTGAGGGACTCGGAGGGCATGGCCGACTGTTCGCCTTCTTCCTGGGCACCCAGCTCGTTGAGGTTCGTAGCCACGAACTTGCGGTCGCCGTCCTCGAAGGGGTCAACCTCCAGGCCGAGGCGTTCGAGCATCTCGTTGGCGCTGATGCCTGCGCCGGAGCCTGCGATGTCGGAGGCCAGCTTGAGCTTGTCGCTGATGTTCTCGCGCAGCACCTCGATGCTGGACGAGTCGAACGCGGGGACCAGTTCGGCAGAGCCAGGGACCAGACGCTCGTAGCGGTGGAGCAGCTTGCCGCCAACCGCGTCAGCGGTCAGGGAGGCCAGGGCCAGGATGCCGTTCGGTCCGGTCCACATCTCTCTGTGTGCCGTGTCGACGTTGTTCATAGTGGCCGCATCATAGATGCCCACCACGGGAGGGGGGACACCGAGGGCTGCGAGGATCGAGTCGCGCAGCCATGCGCTGAGGGACTCGTAAGCCATGTCACTGGGCTTGACGGGGTTGGGGATGAACTTTGCCCCTCGGTCGAGAACCTTGATCCTGCGGGCGTTTTCACTGCTGCCGAACTCGTCCTCTGCGGCTGCCTGTCTGCGCTCCATCTCGTCGATGTGGAGCTTCTCCTCGAAGATCAGGAAGCCACCAGGGTCGCCGTTGTTCCGCACCGCGCCGTCCATGTAGCGGAACGCCTGGAAGTACAGGTCGATCTCGCGGGCTGCGCCACGGACATCGCCGAGGCCACGCACGAGGTTGTACGGGTCATAGTCCTTAAACTGCACCACCGCGGCCCTGGGCCAGGTGACGGACTCGCCGCCGGACTTGACGGCGTAGCGGTACGCCACGGGCCAGCCGCTCGGGCCAGTCTTATGCTCGACCAGCTCGCCACGCACGGGGATGATCTGGGCCGGGAGTTCGAGGAGCTGATCCGTGACCTCATCGACGCGGACTGGGCCACCGTTGGCGTTCGCCAGGAACCAGAAGCTCTCGCCGTCCAGCTTGAAGTTGGTGGCGTGGGCCTGCCACAACTCGCGGCCCGTCATGTGCATATTCGGGCGGTCCAGCAGGCGCAGGAGCGGGTGGTCCTCGACCACGCTGCTCTCGGCAGACCGGGGCTGGCCGTCCCAGAGTTCAAGGTCTAGGCGCTGGAATCCAGAGGAGATCGCCTTGATGCCAGAGCGCACCCACACGTTCTCTTCGTAGGGCCTCTCCGATGTCTCTCGCTGCGCCAGGGAGGTGCCGAGGCTCATTATGCGCGGAGAATCAAAAGCGTCAGAGCGGACGCTCACGCCGGGGTAGGTGCCACCAGCCGAGCGGCCATCCTCGCTGAAGAACCTGCCGCCGCCGCCGAACATCGCCGGGTCCGGCAGGACCAGGCCATCGGCACCGGGCACCGAGCGGACACGCATACCCACGCCTGAGGCGAGGGACTTCGCTCGGACGGGACTCTTCCACTCTCGATCTTGGCGGGCATTCGTCAACCGAGGAAGTCTACGGGCCGGGTGCGCCACATGATAGGGCCACAAGTTGCGGTGGAATGGACCTAGGAGCGGGGTGCCTCAGAACCAGGCCGAGGCAAGCCCCCGGTAATGGATCACGAACTCGTTGTCGCCGCCCGTTCTGGGGAGGACCGGGGCGGTGCCGTCCAGGTTGTACAGGTCGCCGCCAGTCGCCCTGAGGGTGATCGACCGCAGGGCCAGCCCATCGTCGGCATCGCGCTCGACACTCGCCACGGTCAGCGCGGGCCAGGTGAAGCGGAACGAGTCGTAGTCTCCTGACCCCACCAGCCACTCAAGGCGCAGGTCCGTGCCTGCGGTCAGCGATCCAAGCCACGGGATGTCGGCCTCCAAGTTCGCCTCAAGCACGAGCGTCAGCTCAGGCGCTCGGCTGGTGAGCCACATCTCCAGAACCCCCTCGGGCTCGCTGGCACATCGACGCGGGGACACGGTGTTGCCCATGTCGAAGTCCAGGGACTTCACGCAGAGGGACACGAGAGCCTCACCAGCGTGGGCCGCGCCCACACGCGCAACCTTGACTGTCGATCCCGCAAACCTCACAGGCTCGCGCTCGTTGTACGGTATGCCTATCGGTGCAGGCCAAGAGCCGATCCCACCGTTCGCTGACGCGGGCGCATCGTCCAGAAGACCACGGCCCGACCACTTGAGCATCACGGCCTGGTTGACCTCGGCAGAGATCGAGAAGTTGCCACGCATCGCCTTGCCCGTTGTGACGTTGCCACCCAGGAAGAACGAGCCAGCCAGGGTGTCGCTCTCAGAGTAGTACATCGGTGACACGGGCATATACTGCGTGGGCACCGTGGAGCCGCTGGGCTCGACTGCGCGGCCCGTGTCCACCCATGTCTCGGTGGTCTTCGACCAGTACCAGACCTGATCGTCGTATTCGGCATAGCCGCGCACCAAGCGGAACAGCAGCGCGTTGGCACTCGAACCCGTTGGAGGCACGGGCTCAACGAACACGCCACGGCAGTGATTCGCGCCAGTCGATGGATCCCTGAACTCCACCAGGTCGCCCACGGCCATCGAGCCGAAGTCGGCGGGTGCGCCACCGCCAACTACCACGTGGCTCTTCTGGATTGGCAGCGAGACAGGGAAGTACGCGAAGCCATAACCACGGGAGCCAGTGGTCTGGATCTGGAACTGGGCACCCGTTGACGCTCCGACCAGGGGCGTGGTGCTGGGCAGGTTAGCGATCTCCCTGGTGGTGTACACGAACTCGTCGCCATCGAAGGCAGTGCCCATGACCCGGTGACGGTACGAGCCAGACACGATCAGCTCGTCGTGGCGCAGCACACCGCCCGGCGCTCCCGCAGCATCGAGGATACCAGCGGCTGTGACCTTGTGCTGGAAGATCGGCTCTTCGTGGAAGCCGCTGCCGCGCAGCAATGTGGTCCACTTCGGCGGGTATGCGACCTGGGCCGCGCTCGGGCCGACCAGCTCGGTCACCACATCGACCACCACGCCTCGAAGCTCCACGGTCCCCATGGCTGGGGTGAGGGACTCCCGCAGCCGTTCGCTGTCGAAGTAGGTCACCGTGAGCGAGAGCGATGCCTCCACCAGGACCATCTCGGCATACGCCGGGTTCGTCAGGAAGCCGTCCCTGACCACGCCAGGGGCGAACTCCTCCATGAGGATCAGTTGGCGATTGTTTGAGAACGCGGGCATCTGGCCTCAGGCTACACGGCTCGGGGGGACTTTTCTACCCTCGGTGTTGACTGCCCACAGGCCGCGGGGGAGACTGGGGGCATGGAATGGAACCAGAAGCGTGGGCAGCGCAGCCGATCCACCACGCGCCAGCGGCGTGATCACATCCTGAAGGTGCGCCTGAGCCTCGAAGACCTAGACCGCCTCGCGCTGGGCAAGGGTAGCTCCACGCTCTCGGCCTTCATCCGAGACGCTGGGCTGAAGCTCGCCGATCAGCGGTCGATCCCGACCAAGACCGACAAGCCGTAGAGCCCGATGGCCGCTGCGTCTGCTCCAGACGGTGCGACCCTCGTGAGCTGGAGGCCCAGGGACTTGACCGAGGTGGCGGTGATGTGAGCGTTGGGGATGGTCAGCGTGTACCTGAACGCCTTGCCCGCGGTCGTGGGCACCGCCAGGTCTGCACCGTTGACCGTGGCAGTGGCAACCGTCAGGTCGGTGTTGGCCGCAGGGTCGGAGGCCACCAGGGCCACATCGAATCCAACGAACTTCGCGGCCTCGGCTGCCGTGGTCACGAGGTCGAGCTGAAGCACCGGGTCCACATCCCTGGCCACTCGGTCGTCGATCACCCAGGTCGGCAGGATCACATCCGTGGCCGTGAAGCTCAGGGTCTTCACGAGGCCCTGCTGCGAGGCGGTCGGCGGGTTGGTCGCGTCCAGCGTGTCCCTGAACTCGATGGGCACCACGCGGGTGGCTGTGCCATTGAGGACGGCACGGGTGGCGCTGAGGGTATCGGTTCCTGCGATAACGGTATATGTCATGCCCCTAGTCCTACCAGCCGGGGAGGGGCGAGTCAAGACCCAACGAGCGGAGGGACTGGCACCCTGCGGATGACAGCCCCTCCTAGAGAGAGTCGGCTCAGGCTGCTGCTGGGGAGCGGGAAACCGATTACCACAAAAGAAAGACCCCACCCCAGCGCAGGGCAGCATCCTAGAAGAACTCCTCCTCCGGGTCAAGTTCGGCCTCGTATTCCATCAGCTCCTGCTCGACCGCCTCGACGGCAAGCTGGGCGAAGTTGGGCGGCAGGGTCGCCACATCGTCATCGTCCCAGGTGACCCCCCGCTCCTCGAACCACTCAGCAAAGACGGCGATGAGTTCGTGCGGTGCCTCGTCCTCCCAGCTATCGAACTCCCACGAGTCGAAGGATCCACCCTCCTCGGGCTGGGAATCTGTGGCGGCAACACGGCGCTCCCAGCCACGAGGCTCGAAGTTGGCTCCGTAGAATGTGGGCATCAGCCCACCTCCTGGGCTGCACGGTCCCCGCATCCTCGAATCTCTCGAATGAGGCGCTTGACTCGCTCG